CGAAAGTCTATACCAGCCTATCAATCTCCTGTTCATTGACGAAATGATCGACAACGGACTAGATACACAAGGTGTCGAAAACGCCTTGGCTTTGTTGAAACAAATGAGCCGTGAACGTCATAAATCAATCTGGTTGGTCAGTCACAGAGATGAGTTGGCCGGTCGTGTAGAAAATATTCTTAAAGTAGTCAAAGAGAATGGCTTTACCAGTTATAATACGGATGTCGACGTGGCATGACCCGTGTATTGATTCTGACTGTTCCCAGAGTGGCTCCAATGAGACCGGCAGCTGCACCCGCAATCATCAAGGGCATTCTTAACAAGTTAGATATTGATAACAAAATATTTGATATAAATTTAGATTACTTTAACAATTTTAAAAATTCTGTTGATCCGGACACATTTAATCATGTTGACGAATATTTGTTTGTTGACAAAAAAGAACTAACCAAAGAACAATTATCAGCACTGCACGCCTTTATTGATCAATGGATTGATAAAATTATCCAGCACAACCCAGAAAAATTATTAATAAGTGTGTTCTCTTGGCAAGCTCAACGATTCACTGTAGAGTTACTTACCCGGTTAAGACCTCAAACCAATATTGAAGTTATTGTAGGAGGCCAAGGGTTGATACGAGAAGAAAATGGAAGCTATAGTGCTATTCCCCGGTTTGCACACTATCTTAAAAACAATAAATTGATCGATCATTGGATTCGCGGAGAAGCCGAAACTACTGTTCCTGAAATTATGCGTGGTAACTATGATGTTGCCGGAGTAGATACAGATTTTTTAGCCAAATATAGTAATATTAAAGATCATTCATACATGGACTTTACAGACTTTGATATTTTAAGTTATCAAAGTGGCTACTCAGATGGTGTTCTGCCCATGGAAACCAGCCGCGGGTGTGTGCGTAATTGTGTATTCTGCGACATTCCTACTATGCAAGGCGGTTTTAGATTCAAAACTGGCGAACAGTTGGCCAATGAAATGATACATTATTATGAAAAATATAATGTAAGAAACTTTTTCTTTCATGACGCGTTATGCAACGGCAGTGTAAAGGATTTTAGAAAATTTAACACCTTGTTACTTGAATACTATGAAAAAAATAACTTGCCAGATAGATATTTTAAGTATAGTAGTCATGCAATAGTTCACAGTCAACAACAATTCAAACCTATAGATTTTGAAATTATGGGTCGTGCTGGAGCCGACACAATGGTGATTGGAGTAGAATCCGGTAGCGACAAAGTCCGTGCTGACATGCGTAAAAATTATGTTGGTGCTGATTTAGACTACAATATGGCAGAATATAGTAAACACAAGATACAGGTTTATTTTTTAATTATTGTAGGTTTTCCAACCGAGACTCGTGAAGATTTTGAATTAACATTAAAAATGTTAAAAGATAATCAAAAGTATGTGGCCGACGGAACAATTATCGGTGTGAATCTTGGCACCACCCTTACTATTGAAGAGGGCACCGCTATGTATAATGAACCAGAAAAATTAAACATCATTGGCATCAACGGGCAACGACCACAAGGGCCAGACTGGCGGTGTATAGATAATCCTGGGCTTACCTACAAAGAACGTATCATGCGTAGATTAGAGGCACAAGAGTATGCTGTAAGTTTGGGATATACTTTCTGGAAAGGTGATGATCAAATCAAAGTCATGACTGACAAGTATCAAGAACGTTTGCGTCGATTAGCAGGAGTAATACATTGAAATTAGATATCACGCTTGCAGTTGAACGAAGACTAGGAGATCCTCTGCTCAAAATAATTGTTGACGACTATCTAACCTTAGCGGATGGTCCCGCATTGGAAGAGTACCATTTTGACCTTCACATTCCCGACGAGCCGCACAGCTTAAAAATCATACACTACGGAAAAACAGTGGAGGACCACCAACTAGATAGCAACGGAAATATTGAAATAGACAAACATGTAGAAATAAAATCTATTTTGATGGATGATATTGCACTGGAAAGAGAGTTGTGGGACGGCAAATTCTTTCCGGTCTACTTGCACAAAGCAGACACCGAGCCTTACTTCATCTGTCCTAATTTATACTTAGGACACAACGGAACTTGGCAATTGGAATTTATCACTCCTGCTGCTAACTGGTTAATTGCTGGTCGTAAGCATGGCCCAAAATTAGAAGGCACCATTTTCAAGACCAACCAAGAGATTCTTAAGTCAGCAAAAGCATTTTTTAAAGATTTACCCGATGTTTGATTACAACAAAATACAAGAATATCAAATAGAAGTTACTAGTTATTGTAACGCTGCTTGTCCTCAATGCCCCCGGAATGACAACGGGCAGGGAATTAACCAACGTATGCCACTGTGCCATTTGTCTCGCTCAGTCATCGATCAAACATTTGATTCTGAATTATGTAATAGGTTACAACAAATATTTTTCTGCGGTAGCTATGGTGATCCTATTATGCATCCAGAATTTTTAGATATACTTAGAGATTTTAGAAGAAAAAATCCTACCTTATGGTTGTATATTCACACTAATGGCGGTGTTCATGATCCAGACTACTGGGCCAAAATTGCTCAAATAATGGCTGGCTATGGACAAATTGATTTTGGCATAGATGGGCTAGAAGACACTTTACACTTGTATAGACGTAATGTAAAATATAACAAAGTTATTGAGAATGCACAAGCGTTTATTAAGGCTGGCGGACGGGCACAATGGAATTTTATTGTGTTCAAACACAACGAACATCAAGTTGATCAAGTAAAGAAACTGGGTGTAGATTTAGGATTTCATAATGTTTTAATTAGAAAAACTGGTAGATTTTTTAATCATAGAACTATAGAGGAAATGGCATCGTGGCCGGTGCATAACGAGTATGTGATAGAACCGCCTAGTCTTGCAGAGTATCGAAATCAAAGTATGTTATTTTTGCCTGATTTAAAACGTCAGTATCAAAATATCAAAGAGTATTTTGATACTACACAAATAAAGTGCGATGCAATGATAGGCCCCAAGGTAGTAATCAATGCCGAAGGATTGGTATTGCCTTGTAACTTCTTTAATCATAACTTGTATGATCGTAGATTTTATGAACCAGGAGTATTGCCCGAATCCAACGAGCTGAGTACAGTTAACACTAAGAATCAAATTAGAGAATTTTTGGAAAGTTATAATCTAGCTAGTTTTAATATCGGTCTACATAGTTTAAAAGAAATTTTTGATAATCCTATGTGGACTGACCTAGTTAGTTCGTGGAATAAGACCTTAGACAACGGACGTTTGTTTGAGTGTGCAATGACCTGTGGCTCAAAAATTACCAAGGTATGGGATCAAGGAGGTAGTAAACGATGAAATATATGATTACAGGTGGTAATCGCGGACTAGGACTAGATCTAGTGAAGCATTTTAAAGGCGATAGCTACAGCCGTAGTAACGGATATGATATCACCAAAGATATTGATAGTATTGCTTGTAAAAGTTTAGAGTATGATGTATTTGTTAACAATGCGTTTGATGGGCCGTTTCAGGAAGCATGGGCCGACTTTGGGCAGGTCAAGCTGTTGTGGGCTGTGGCAGACTTATGGTCTAGAGAAAAGAAGGACGGCTATATTATCAATATAGGTAGTGTAGGAAGCGAATCTGTGGTTGCTCCTGAACCTAGTTTCGAAACTTATCGTATTTCTAAAATTGCGTTAAAGGAACATAGTCGTCAATGGACACGTGCCTTCAAAGAAAATCGTGTTACTTTTAAAACAACACTTCTCACATTGGATCGTTTAGATACAGAACTGACACGTAGTCGTCCAAATTGGACAGGCAACGGACATAACACAGCAGATATCTGTCAGTATATTGAGCTAATTATTAACACTCAATCAAACACATGTATAGAAGAAATTATAGGGTGGGTGAATTTTGATCATAAACAATAATCCATGGTATGGCTGTATGAAAACACTCAAATTGAAACCTTACCCGAAGATTGTGTCGGTTTTGTCTATTTGATCACAAATAACATAACCGGCAGGAAGTATATTGGAAAAAAATTAGCAAAGTTTAGTAAGACAACATACAAAGTAGTAAAATTAAAGAACGGCAACAAGAAACGCAAGAAGATAAGAAGTAAAGTAGATTCAGACTGGCAGCTATACTATGGAAGCAACGATCAACTTAACAAAGACATTGAGGCGCTGGGCGCTGACAACTTCACAAGAGAAATATTATTTTATTGTAAATCAAAAGCAGAATGTAGTTATATAGAAGCTAGAGAACAATTTAATCATAGAGTATTAGAATCAGACGACTATTATAATGGGCAGATTGTTTGCCGCATACACGGTAGTCACATTAAAAACAAATTTTAGACAGGCAGCTTTACTGACTCTGTGCTAGGCGTAGTGGTCTAGCCCCATCGAAGAACGGTGAGATACCCGGTCTGGAAAACTTTGGGCGTCAAAGGCAATTGCTAACTTAAGGCAACAAATGGTTTGAGCTCTGTAGAAAAAGATACAACTCATGCTCGTAGGA